ATCTGTGCTTGAGGGTAAGGGTGTCTTCCTTAAGAAGATCGGCAAGTATGTCAAACCCGCTGCTGGTTTCAACGTTGTTGCTACTGCCAACACCAAAGGTAAGGGTAGCGATGACGGTCGCTTCATTGGCACTAACGTTCTCAACGAAGCATTCCTTGAGCGTTTCCCTGTAACCTTTGAGCAGGCATATCCTACTCCTAAGGTTGAAACTGCTATCCTTAAGAAAGCTGCTGATTCGCTGAACTGCTACGATGAAGAGTTTGTGAGTCGTCTGGTTGCATGGGCAGAGATCATTCGTAAGACCTTCTACGATGGTGGTGTTGATGAAATCATTTCCACCCGTCGTCTGGTTCACGTTATCCGTGCCTTCAGCATCTTCGGCAAGCGCAAGAAAGCTATTGAGGTTTGCATCGCTCGTTTTGATGATGAGACTAAGCAATCCTTCATGGAACTCTATTCCAAGATTGACGCTTCCATCGATGCTCCTACTGAAACCACTGAACCCGCAACCTTCTGATGTTTGATAATCTCCCTCGTCACACCCTCATTCGTAAAATGGATGGGGGTCTTTTTTTAATCAAATGTAAAATTTACCAATGGCTTAGTGGCAAGAACTCACCTTGTTACATTGGTCATCTTTATTCTGTCAATGGGGTTGACTATGAACCCGCAACATGCTATATTAAAGATATTGAATGTGTCTTGGAGGACGCTTAACTATGCAATGGAAATACAATGAAGAGCAACTGCTCAATGAACTGCGAGATTACATCGCCAAAACTTACCAGCAGCATTACTCTGCTGGCGATGATAAAATCCAAACCCTTGATTTGATTGAAGCATGTGGTGATGGAGAAGCATTCTGCCGTAGCAACATTCTCAAATACGCTTCACGCTATGATAAGAAAGGAAGTGCTAGGATGGATATTATGAAGGTGCTGCACTATGCAGTTCTACTTCTTAACTTTAATGATAAAAACGCACAGCGAGAAGAATACAACCGATGAGCACAGTCGCACTTTCCCAAACTACATTAAATATTCTAAAGAACTTTGCCACTATTAACAATGGCATCATCATCAAAAAAGGAAACACTCTACGAACCATTTCCAACGCTGAGAATATCCTGGCTGCGGCAAATGTGGAAGAGTCTTTTCCTCAGACCTTTGCTATTTACGATCTCAACCAGTTTCTTGCTGGTCTCAGTTTGTTTGACAATCCTTCTCTTGTTTTTGACAATGCTGATTATGTTACTATCAAAGACGGTCGTAGTAGGGTCAAATATTACTTCAGCGATCCTGAAATTACGCTCAAGACTGCACCAGATAAGTCAGTAAAGTATCCTGGTTCTGATATTCAGTTCACTCTGTCTGCTTCTGATATCGCTGCTATTCAAAAAGCAACTGGTATCTACAAACTGCCTGACCTGAACATCAGCTCTGATGAAGAGATTGTTCTTTCTGTGCGTGACAATGAAGTGTCAACTTCCAACACGTATGATATTATTGTTCCTGGCACGTTTGAAGGAACGCATTCGCTTGACCTAAAGGTTGAGAACATTCGTCTCCTTCAAGGTGACTATCAAGTTGGAGTTTCCAAGCATCACATTTCTGAGTGGAAACATCTGAACCTTGACCTGACTTATTACATTGCGCTTGAACCTTGATGAAAAACTTTTTGTGGGTGGAGCAATACAGACCGAAAAAGATTGAAGACTGTATTCTCCCTGATTCGTTAAAGAAAGTATTCACTGGATTTGTAGAGCAGGGGGAGATTGCTAATCTCCTTCTGTCTGGTCCCCCTGGCGTTGGTAAGACTACAGTTGCCAAAGCCCTGTGTGAAGAGATTAATGCTTCATACATTGTTATCAACGGTTCGGATGAAGGTCGCTTCCTTGATACTATCCGAACCCGTGTCAAACAGTTCGCCAGTTCTGTCAGTTTAACTGGTGGTGGTAAGCATAAAGTCGTCATCATTGACGAGGCAGATAATACCACGCATGACGTTCAACTATCTCTTCGCGCTTTTGTTGAGGAGTTTCATAGTAACTGTCGTTTCATTTTTACCTGCAACTTCATTAACAAAATCGTTGACCCTCTGCACTCTCGCTGCACGGTCGTTGATTTCCGCATCAAACCAGAGGAGCAGAAGAAGTTGCAGGCGGCGTTCTTCGGGCGCTTACAGGGCATCCTAGACGCCTCTGGTGTGGCGTATGAAGACAAGGTGCTGGTCAAACTGATCCAACGCTACTACCCTGACTGGCGACGCCTGCTGAACGAAGCGCAGCGCCACTCTGCTAGTGGGTCACTGGATGCTGCAGTGCTCTGTGATATTGCTGATGTAAACCTAGACCAACTCATGCGAGCAATGAAGTCTAAGGAATATAAGGTTGTGCGTCAGTGGGTTGTAGATAATATGGATAGTGATCCTAACACTATCATTCGTAAAATCTATAATGCGTTGAATGAAGTGCTGGAAGGTTCTTCTATTCCTCCAGCTGTGTTGGTGCTTGCTAAGTATCAATATCAGATTGCCTTTGTGGCAGACCAAGAGATTAATCTTCTCGCTTGTTTAACTGAAATCATGGTGGAGTGTAAGTTTAAATGAAATCACTAAAGACCCCTCTTCGCTATCCTGGTGGTAAATCTCGTGCCACTAAGTATCTTATTCCTAAGATGCCTAAGAATATTACTGAATACCGCGAACCTTTTCTTGGTGGTGGTAGTGTCGCTATCGCGTTTACAAAGGAAAATCCAGATGTTCCAGTGTGGGTGAATGACCTGTATGAACCACTGGTAAACTTTTGGCAGCAACTACAGACAAATGCCAACGCACTGTATGTTCGTATTAAAGAAGCAAAAGAACAACATCCAACTCCTGATGATGCTCGACAACTATTCAATCAAATGAAAGTAGAATTAAATGACAGAACGACACCTAACTTACAGAGAGCTGTTGCTTTTTATGTTATTAATAAGTGCAGTTTCTCTGGGCTTACTGAGTCAAGTTCTTTTTCACAGCAAGCAAGCATCTCAAACTTCTCCCTCAATGGAATTGAAAAACTGCCAGGATATCAAGAAATAATTAAAGATTGGAAGATTACTTGTGGTTCTTACTGGGATATGATGATGACATCTGCTCCAGTTGGAACATTCTGGTTCTTTGATCCTCCTTATGATATCAAGGATAATCTCTATGGTAAGAAAGGAGAACTGCATAAAGGATTCAACCACGAAGAGTTTCATGCTTGGATTACTCAGGGGAATGTAAAAGACAAGTGGATGATTACTTACAATACGAACCCAACTCTTATGGAGTGGTATGATGGTTACTATCAAACCAAATGGGATTTGACTTATACTATGCGTTCAGTAGGCGACTACATGAATGAGCAAAAAGATCGTGCTGAACTATTGATTACTAACTATGACGAAACCATCTCTGACGGAATATTTGAACTCAATAAATCAAACCAAGAAGTCGGTAGTTATTGACGACGAATCAGAAAAAGCGTATCCACCTTTCATTGTCAACAAGTGTCTTGCTGCCTTCCACGATACAGTTCTCTTTGCTAATGAGATGAATATGTATCCTCATCTGGATAAGAAATTGCAATATGATTTTTTTATAAATAGTATCAACCCGCGCAAGCGATTTTCGCCTTGGGCGAAAAAAACTCAAGTAGAATACCTTGATGCGATCAAAGAGTATTATGGTTATAATGACAATAAATCTCTACAAGCATTGAGAATTTTATCTAAAGATCAACTTGAACACATTAAAAAACTTGTAGACAAAGGTGGAAAACGATGACTCCTGATATCGAAGTAGAATGGAAGCAAGCTGATATGGTTGAGGTTACTCTCAATGAACCTGATGATTTCCTCAAAGTTCGTGAGACCCTAACTCGTATCGGTGTCGCATCTCGCAAAGAAAAAAAGATTTACCAATCTTGCCATATTCTGCACAAGCAAGGCAAGTATTATATCGTTCACTTCAAGGAGTTGTTTGCCCTTGATGGAAAGAATACAAATCTTTCAGTGAATGATGTTCAACGTAGAAACAGAATCATTCAACTGTTATCCGATTGGGGATTGATTTCTGTTGTCAAAGCAGAAGCGATTGCTGATGTTGCTCCGTTGAATCAAATCAAAGTTCTTGCTTTTAAAGAGAAAGACGAATGGACGCTTGAAAGTAAATACAACATTGGTCGCAAGAAGACCGAAGTAACCGAATAATTTTGTAGGGAGTTCAACACTCCCTTTTTTATTGCTTTCTGATATATAATAATGAAGATGCCTTCGGGGTCTTAAATAAACTCTCGCTTATTAAGGAGAACTATAATGACTAATACTTACACTTGGGATATCTATTCCCCATTCGGAGTTGGATTAGAAAGCATTTTTAACAGACTAGATGCAATGTCTGGGCACAATACTAACTATCCACCTTACAACATCATCAAAAATGATAGCTCTAACTATGAGATTGAAGTCGCTCTTGCTGGATTTAAACCAGAAGAGATTGAAGTCTCTACAGAACAAAGCATTCTCAGAGTTGCCTCTAAGGCTGAGAAACGAGATACTGAAAGAACATACCTACACAAAGGTCTCTCCAAACGTTCCTTCAATCACTCATGGCAACTATCAGAAGATGTCAGAGTATCCTCTGTAAATTTTGCGGATGGTTTACTAACAATCTCACTGGAGAAAATTATTCCAGAACATCAGAAGAGAACAACATACACCATTGGTGCAGGCAAGCAAGAGTTTCTGACGGAAGGATAAATAGACGCGGGGTAACCCAAATATCGTCGGCGCTAGGGCATGGCTGGCAACTATCAGCTCTTGCCCTATTTTCTTTTTTGTAGTATAATTTGTTTATTGTGTAGTAAAAACTATGAACCCAAAAATTATTTTAACACACGTTGGCGAAAGAATCATCGCTGGCGTTGGTGAAATGAAAGATGAGAATGGAAATGGATTGTGTTTGGTTCTACGATGCCCATATATTCTTTCCATGATTCCAGCGGGAGAAACTTCTCCTGATGGAGTAGCAACACAATTTAATGTTAACTTTACTAAATGGATTCCATATTCTATGGATAATCAATTCAAAGTTCCATATAGTTCTGTTGTTGCTATTGGTGATGTTGATCCTAATATTTTAGAAATTTATTTGTCAAGATTTGCGGAGATTTTAAATGACGACGACACCGTATCAACCAGTGATTCAAGTGATAGTTCTGAAGGATCAGGAGTATCTGATAGCGGGGATTGAAGAAAGAGAAGAGAGTCCGGAATGTTTGTTAACTAATCCTTATAGAATAACTGACTTAACTTATTGGGATCATTCAAATGTTGATTATAAATCTGTTCGTAATCCGAATGCTCTTTTTGTAGAAGAAAGTGAAGAAAAAGAAATTGACAAAGATGGTAACGAAGTAACAGTTATTCAAGCAGATTATATTCTGCTGCAAAAGTTTCCGAAGTATTCTAATCAAACTCAGATCTACCTGCGAGCAGACGACATCCTGACCATTTGCGATCCGTCGTTTTCTGTGCTAGAATACTACCAGAAGACCGTAGGTTGACCGCATGAAGTTTTATACGAACATTGAACAGGCGGGGAATCGCATCCTCGTTCGTGGTTATGAAAATGGTGAGCGTGTTCAGTATCGTGTAAACTACAATCCTAGTCTGTTTGTTCTTGCTAACAAGCAAACAGATCATAAGAGCTTAGATGGGCGTTACCTCAAAGAGGTGCGCCCTGGTTCTATTAATGATTGTAGGCAGTTCATCAATCAGTATGAGGGTGTTGAAGGATTTGAAATTCACGGAAATACTAGATACCTGTATCAGTATATTAACGAAGCATATCCCGATGACGAAATTCGCTTCGACTCTTCTCTCATTCGCACATTTACTCTGGATATTGAAACTGGAGCAGAAAACGGTTTCCCTGATATTGAATCAGCAGACCAAGAGATTCTTCTTATTTCTCTCCGTGATTCTTTTACAAACAGGATCACTGTCTGGGGATCAAAGAGTTTCAAGAATGAAGACAGACAGGTTGATTACATCCATTGTAACGATGAGACGAAACTCCTTTCGTGCTTCCTCAAGTGGTGGCAGGAGAATACCCCCGACGTAATCACAGGTTGGAATGTTCAGCTATTCGATATGCCATACATCTGCCGACGTATGGATAGAGTGTTGGGCGAAGATCATACCAAACTTCTATCGCCTTGGAAACTAATCTCGTCGCGTGAGATTTTTATCAAGGGTCGCAAACAGATTGCATATGATATTCCAGGCATCGCCACGTTGGATTACCTTGAACTCTATAAGAAGTTCACATACACCAACCAAGAATCTTATCGCCTTGATCATATCGCATCTGTAGAACTTGATGCCAAGAAACTTGATCACTCTGAGTATGATACTTTCAAAGAGTTCTACACTAAAGATTGGGATAAGTTTGTTAAGTATAATATTATCGACGTTCGCCTTGTTGACCAACTGGAAGATAAGATGAAACTTCTTGAGTTGGCGTTTACTATGGCATACGACGCCAAAGTAAACTACGAAGATGTTTACTCTCAAGTTCGCATGTGGGATAACATTATCTTCATCTATCTTGCGAAGATGGGTGTGGTAATTCCTCCTAAGAAAGATAGCGTCAAGGATGCCAAGTATGCTGGTGCTTACGTAAAGGAACCTGTGCCTGGTATGTATGACTGGGTGGTGTCGTTTGACTTGAACTCCCTGTATCCACACCTTATCATGCAATACAACTTGTCTCCAGAGACACTCCTACCACGCCGTAGCAGCGTCAACGTGGATATGCTGCTCGATAAGGCATTCGATACCAGCGACCTCGTAGGAGAGACTCTGTGTGCCAATGGCACTCATTATACTACAGAGTATCAAGGTTTCCTCCCCAAACTGATGGAGAAGATCTATGAAGATCGAACCATCTACAAAAAGAAGATGCTTGCTGCCAAGCAGCAGTATGAGAAGACTCCAACGATTGAGTTGAGAAAAGAAATCTCTCGCTGCAATAACATTCAGATGGCACGAAAGATTCAACTTAACTCTGCCTATGGTGCTATCGGTAACGAGCACTTCCGTTATTACAAACTTGAAATCGCTGAGGCAATCACTCTATCTGGTCAACTTTCTATTCGCTGGATTGGTGATAGAATGAATGCATATCTAAATAAAATTCTTAAAACTGATGGAGCGGATTATGTTATTGCTTCTGATACTGATTCTATGTATCTCAATCTTGGTCCTCTTGTTGACAAGATATTCGCAGGAAGAGAGAAAACTAATGAGAGCATTGTTACGTTCCTTGATAAGGTCTGTAGCATGGAACTTGAGAAGTTTATTGAAAGTTCTTATCAAGAACTGGCCGACTACCTCAAAGCGTATGACCAGAAAATGAAGATGAAGCGTGAGAACATCGCTGAGCGTGGTTTCTGGACCGCCAAGAAACGCTATGTTCTTAACGTCTGGGATAGCGAAGGTGTGCGTTATGCCAAACCAAAGATGAAAATCTGTGGCATGGAGACGGCACGATCTTCCACTCCTGCTTACTTCCGAGACAAACTGATGCAGGCATACACTATTATCATTACTAAGACGAATGATGATGTGCTTGACTTCATTAATGAAATCAAGGAAGACACTAAGAAGCAGAACTATCTTGACGTTGCATTCCCTCGTGGTTGCAATGGATTGAAGAAGTATCGCAGTGCGGCTGATATTTACCAGAAGGGCACACCAATTCAAGTAAGAGGAGCATTGCTCTACAACTATTATATTCGTAAGAATAACTTGGAGCACAAGTATCCAATCATCCAAGAAGGTGAAAAGATTAAGTTTCTATATCTGAAGACACCTAACCCCATCCGTGAAAATGTCATCTCGTTCTTTCAACAACTGCCGAAAGAACTGAACCTTGACAAATACGTTGACTATACGCTACAGTTTGAGAAGAGTTTCTTCGAACCACTGAAGAATGTGCTAGAATGTATCGGATGGCAATCTGAACGCAAAGGCAGTTTAAGTAGTTTTTTTAGTTGAGGTATTATGAGTTTCCTACAATCTGTTATTAAGGAGTTAGATAATGAGTTTGCAAGTGTGGCGGATGACGGAATCGCAACGGGCGATTGCGACGGCTTTGTTGATACAGGGAGCTATATTCTCAACGCTCTCATTAGTGGGAGTATCTATGGTGGATTACCCTCCAACAAAATCACCGCGCTTGCTGGAGAATCCTCTACTGGTAAAACATTCTTTGCCCTCTCCATCGTCAAACATTTCTTGAATAGTAATCCTGATGCTCAGGTAATCTATTTTGAAACTGAATCTGCTGTGTCTAAAGACATGATGGTTTCGCGTGGCATTGATGTCAAGCGTGTAGGTCTTGTGCCTGTCACAACTGTGCAAGAGTTTCGCACCCAATCTATCAAGGTGGTAGATGAGTATATGAAACTGAAGAAAGATGATCGACCACCTTTGCTGTTTGTGCTAGACTCTTTGGGGATGCTCTCTACCACGAAGGAGATTGACGATGCCACTGCTGGCAAGGAGACACGCGACATGACTCGTGCTCAGGTGATCAAATCTATCTTCAGGATTCTATCACTCAAGCTAGGTCAAGCAGGTATTCCTCTTATCGTTACCAACCATACATATGAAGTGGTTGGTGCTTATGTGCCGACTAAAGAAATGGGTGGCGGCACTGGTTTGAAGTATGCTGCCTCTACGATTCTTTTCTTGTCTAAGAAGAAAGAAAAGGATGGCACTGAAGTTGTAGGTAACATTATCAAAGTGAAGGCACAGAAGTCGCGCTTCACCAAAGAAAACTCAGACATCGAGACGAGGTTATTCTATGACTCACGGGGATTGGATAAGTATTATGGATTATTGGAGTTGGGTGAGAAATACGGAGTATTCCAGCGTAAGGGGAATCGGGTGGTTGTTGGGGAATCTTCCGTTTATCCTTCTGTTATACTTGCTGATCCCGAAAAATATTTCACCCCCGAAATAATGCAAGCCCTTGATGAATGTGCCCGCAAAGAGTTTCTATATGGAGTAGTGGATGGAGAGAATTGAAACGACTATTTTACGCAACCTCCTGTGCAACGAACAGTTCTACAGGAAGGTTGTTCCTTTTGTAAAACCAGATTACTTCAATGAGATCCATGAACGTGTGATCTACGAAGAAGTCTGGAACTTCGCAAGCACCTATGAACTGGTGCCGACTAAAGAAGTATTGACGATTAACCTTGAAGGAAGGAAAGATTTAAATGAGGAAGTATATCAAAACGCGGTTAAAACGATTGCTGAGTTATCTACCGATCCAATCGAATACAACTGGTTGCTTGACACCACAGAAAAGTGGTGTAAAGATAGAGCAATCTATCTCGCCCTGCTTGAGTCAATCAAGGTCGCGGATGGAGGCAATCCGAAAGTATCAAAGGATGCGATTCCAGCAATCCTTCAAGAGGCCCTGGCAGTATCGTTCGACGAGCATGTAGGTCACGATTATCTAGAGAATAGTGTAGAACGATATGAGTTCTACCATCGTGAGGAAGATAAGATTCCATTCCACCTTGAATACTTCAATAAGATTACCAAAGGTGGTCTGCCAAACAAGACTCTTAACGTAGCTCTTGCTGGCACTGGTGTAGGTAAGTCACTCTTTATGTGTGACCTTGCTGCTCATTGTTTATCTATGGGTCGTAACGTTCTCTACATAACTATGGAGATGGCAGAAGAAAAGATTGCTGAGCGTATTGATGCTAACCTATTTAACGTCAACATCAAAGACCTTGTTGATTTGCCAGAGACAATCTTCCAGAGTCGTATTAATGAGTTAAAGCGTAAAACTGCTGGTAGACTTATCATCAAAGAATATCCTACAGCATCAGCACATGTCGGTCACTTCAAATCTCTTCTTAATGAACTTCAACTCAAGAAGACGTTTAAACCAGATATCATCTTTATCGACTACCTTAACATCTGTGCTAGTGCAAGGTATAAGGGTGCTATTGTCAATTCCTACACTTATGTTAAAGCGATTGCTGAAGAGTTACGCGGTCTTGCTGTGGAACACAATGTTCCTGTTGTCTCAGCGACGCAAACAACCCGTAGTGGTTTTGGCAATAGTGACGTGGATCTTACTGATACTTCGGAATCCTTTGGTCTACCTGCTACTGCTGACTTTATGTTTGCTCTTATATCGACAGAAGATTTGGAGAAGGATGGTAAAATTATGGTCAAGCAATTGAAGAATCGATATAATGATCCTACTGCATATAAACGTTTCTTGGTTGGGGTTGACAGAGCACGAATGAAGCTCTATAATGTTGACAACGCTGTTGACCTATCCTCTGATAAAGAAGAGGAATATGATTTCGAAGAGATGGCAGCACAACAAAGCAAAGATACTAAAAGCAAATTTACCAGTTTTATTTTATGACAGTTGATTTTAATAAGTATGTTGATTTCGTAGGGTCTGTTACCAGTCCTGCATCACGCGACACAGGAGAGTTTATTCTTCGGGTTACTGATCTGAAATCTCAAGGTGCAGACATTCAGCGTCTTCTTACTGCTGCTTGTGGCATTACTGCCGAAGGTGGTGAGTTCACGGAGATTGTAAAGAAGATTGCTTTCCAAGGTAAACCATATACCGAAGAAAATATCTTTCACATGAAGCGTGAGTTGGGTGATATTCTTTGGTATATTGCTCAAGCATGTATCGCTCTTGATATTTCGTTTGAAGAGATCGCTCAAATGAATTTTGAAAAACTGACGGCACGATATCCAGAAGGTGCCTTCAGCATTGAGCGAAGTGAAAATCGAGTCGCTAACGACGTTTGATTCTTGCCTCCCCTAAATAATTGGGGGAGGTTTTTTCATATGAAAATAAATGATTTAGTTAGAAACGGTGGCGATTACATGAATCGCTTAAAAACTTTTTTTGACAAAGCACTTAATAGAAATGGAAAGGTAAATCAATTTCTCACTGACATTGGGATTGTCAGCGTTGATGGATTTGAAATTACTTTAGTGCAAGATAAAAAAATAAAAAAAGTTGAGTTTGATTTCATTGATATGAAAGGAGATTCTGACCTAGAAAAAGAAGCTAAGGGAATGTTTATTTCTTTAGCAAATGTTGGTTTGCGAGGAAAAAATAATATTGAGTTTACCTGCAACATTTATGATCCAGAAAATAAATCAACTGGAATTATGAATAGAGATATCTATTTGGAGATATCTGATTTTGTTAAAACTCATGAATTTGGTGGACAGCAAAGAGGTGGAGTCAAAGTTAACATGGGAAATAAGTATGAAGGAGATCTAGCAGAAGATTTTATTTCTTATGTAAATGGCAAAACTCCAAAAAATTACCCAGAACATGTTAGTGAAATAATATCAACTTTACAAAATAAATTAAAATTACCTATTGTTGGTGCATTACATGATGGTGGAAAGAATAGTCCTAGACCATTAAAACTAGATGGTGATAGTATTATTATCTCTTCTGGTGGTCAAACAACTTTAGATATTGGCGCAACTCTTACTGACATTACATTATTCTTTGGTCCTAGAAAGGTGCCAGTATATCTCTCTGTTAAATTTGGAAGCACTTTGTCATTTTTTAATTGTGGTATTTCTGGTAGGGGCAAAACAAATATTTCTCTTTTTCCTGAGGCAGAATTGAAACAAATGAATATTCCTGATGACGGTAAAAAATATTTGGATATGTTTGGAATAGATTATTTAGATTTTCTTACCGTTTTTCATAAGTATACAGGTGATAAAACATCTGCAGCAACAGTTCCTAATCATAGTAGAACAACACATCTTAATGCTACTGGCAAAGCTGCTCTAGAAAAACTATGTGCATCTGGCATAGGATATGGATATTGGATGGTTCATTATGATGGAACTAATTTAGAGTTCTATGAAATTGATAGAGACTATATGAATAAAGCATCTACTGTAACTGGTAATGCAGTTCAAATTGATTACGGTGGTGCTTCTGGTAAAGGCAAAAGAATAGATATGTCTTTTGAAACTCAGAAGTATGAATTTAAATTTAATATCAGAAGCAAATCTGGTGGAGTATTTCCAACTCATACTAATGGAGATTATTACAAAAAATGAGTAAGAACACTCACCTAGAACATTTAGAAGATAGCATCTTGTTTGATGGTGAGCAAGGAGCAAAAGATGCGTTTGCCTTTTTGGATGCTCTCACTAAAACTTTTAGTGGAACTCAAACTAGTAATTTTAAAATCACTACTAAGTGGGATGGTGCTCCAGCAATAATTTGTGGAACGCATCCAAGAACAGGATTATTTTTTGTTGGAACTAAATCAGTATTCAACAAGGATGGGAAGATTAATTACACAGAAGCAGACATTAAAGTAAATCATGGTCATGCCCCAGGTCTTGTATCAAAATTGGAAGTAGCTTTAAAACATTTTCCTAAATTAAATATTAAAGGAATTATTCAGGGGGATTTACTTTTTACAGATGATGCTGTTGAGAGAAAGATAGATGGAGAAGACTATCTAACTTTTACACCCAATACAATTACTTATGCTATTCCTAAAAATTCTGATATGTATGAAAAAGCAAAGAGAGCGAAGATAGGCGTAGTATTTCATACTAGATATACTGGAAATACTATCGCAGATTTGAATGCTAGTTTTGGAGTTGACATTTCACAATTTGAAAGTTCTAAAGATGTATTTGTTATTAGTGCTGAGGTTGATACATTAGGATCTAATATTCTTCTCACTACTAGAGAGAAACAAACTTTGAATGGGATGAAATCAACTGCTTCTAAGTTACTTCCTGGTTGTAAATCTTTTCTGAATATTATTGCTGAATTGATAGAAGCAAATGATCAATTAACTATTGGTCCTAGACTAAAAACATATTTCAATAGTTATGTTAGAGAAGGAAAGAAGGTGAATAATGTTCCTCAATTTATAGATAACTTTAAAAAATATTTTGAGGGGGTTGTGAAAAAAGAAGTTGACAAAGCAAAGATGCCAAAGACGAAAGCAGCAAAACTTAAAAAACTTTATGATGGAATGGATATCATAGAAAATAATATGGAACAATTTAAAAAATTGGTGGTTCTGTATAATACAATATCAAATGCAAAATTGTTCTTCGTTAAGAAGTTGGAGTCTGCGGATGCAGTGAGAACATTTTTAAGAACAGAACATGGATTTAAAATTACAGCTCCTGAAGGTTTTGTTGCAATTAAAAATGGAACTGCTACTAAATTAGTTGATAGACTTGAATTTAGTGTTGCTAACTTTACGATAGATAAGAATTGGGTAGGTAAATGAAAAGATTGGTATTTACATGGGGTAGATTTAATCCCCCAACTATAGGGCACAAAAAACTCTTAGACAATACTGCTAGGATTGCTAGATTTTGGGGAGCGGATTATTTTATCTATCCATCTCAAACATGTAAAAAACCGAAAGACCCTTTGCAATTTAAAGAAAAGGTTGAATGGATGCAAAAAATTTTTCCTGAGCACGCTAGTCATATTGTTTATGATACAGAAATAAATACTTTCATAAAACTTCTCCAAAAATATCAGGGTGAATATGAAGAAGTTGTCTGGGTTGCTGGATCTGATAGAGTTCCAGCTTTCCAAAAAATTTTATTAGACTACAATGGTAAAGATTTTACATATAGAAAAGTTAAGTGTTTGTCTGCAGGCACTAGAGATCCAGATGCCGATGGAGCTGCTGGTATGTCAGCGAGTAAAATGAGAGCAGCTGCAGCAGAAGGAGATACATCTACATTTAGAAAAGGTATACCATCATCATTAGATAATTCTCATGTTATTAAATTAATGAGAGAAGTAAGATTAGGAATGGGAATAAAATGAAAAAATTAAAAGATTTATTAGAGCAATCAAAACAAAAGTCTTTTAGACTTGGTAATGTATTTGTTGAAGGTGATTGGATTCAAAACATTGATGGTGAAGTTGGAAAGATTCATCGTCGTGGTGTCAACTATGTTATCGCTGTCACCACTGAAGGCAAGATGTTTCGTGCGTGGGTAAAAGATATTAAAGAACACTGTGGTTGTTATTTGAGTGATCCAGAACCAATGAAAGAACGCGATGGGTCTGATAATATTGAAAGAGCAAAAGAATTTATAAATAAGTATAAGAAGAAATCCGTAAAAGAAAAATGAACCTTGATGAGTTTTCAAAACAACTGATTGAAAGAGCAGTTGCAGAGTTAAATGAAAAGAGTGAGTGTAATCACACTGGTGCTGGCACATCATGCCCTCGCCATGGTGATGCAGATTGCAACTCTTCAAAGCAGAATCGCGCAGAAGAAGTAGAGCACATCGAAGAAAGAAAAGACATGCCTGGCAATCAAGAGAAGATTGATGCCAATAAGAATGGCAAGGTTGATGCTCATGACTTTGCTCTACTTCGTGCTAAGAAAGGTAAGAAGTCAGTCAAGGAAATGTGGGAGAAGGCAGCGGAAGTTCAAGAAGGATACGGTAAGAGTAAAAAAAAAGCCGTAGATGAGGGCAAGAAAGTAGAAATCGAAATCATGCCTGATGTTGATACTCCTAATGACCCAGAACCACCTACAGGAAAGAAAGCAAAGAAAGAAGTTAAGAAAGAAGAGTTTGCTGCTGAAGGTAAGAACAAGGAAGGTAAGGAGCAAGGTGCTGACGGCAAAGCTTGCTGGAAAGGTTACAAGTATGCTGGCACTGAGAATGGTAAAGACAAGTGCGTGAAGGCAGGATATGAAATGGAAGGTGATGAAGAACTTCAAGAGAAGCGTCTTTCTGCTAAAGAAAAAGCAAAGAAAGAAAAGTTTGTCAAGGGAATGAAAAAGAAGTTCAGTTCTTTTAAATCAAAGTATGGTGCTAAAGCAAAAGATGTGATGTATGGAACTGCCACTTCGATGGCAAAGAAAGCAGCCTAAATAAGCCGTCATCCATTCTCGGAGGTCATCATGGGCGCAGTAGTAGCAGTAGTTAAACCACTACTTATTTCAATTGCGACTCACCCAGCGGTCAAAAATCTTGTTATTGAACTTCTAACAAAGTATGTGAAGTCAACAGATAATAGTATTGATGATGTTGTTCTTGAGTTGGTTAAGGATAAACTCTTTACACCACAAGCATGATTACCTGTTTTCTAACGAACTGGGGTGTCACAATAGTTCTTGGTTTTCTGTTATCATTATCTGAATGGTTATCAAAAACAAAAAGAACTGAAGCAAACGGTATCTTAGATTTCATTCAGTTGTTTCTAAGAACTGTATTACGCAAGGGAGACCAGAAGTAAGGTCTCCTTTTTTTATAAATACTTTTTAGAATACGAATATTTTATAGAGGAAACCGATGGCAATTTTCGGAACAATCGACGCTAAAGCGTTGGCAACAAATGTAAGTGTTACCAACGGTAGCACAACTGTTACTACAACTGGTGATTTCACTGACAGAACTTCCGCTGACTTTGTTCAGAACGGTGATGTTCTTTCGTTAGGTGGTGTTCAGTATACTGTTGAGTCGGTAGTTTCAGCAACATCACTCAAACTCAGAACAGCATATGCAGGTTCGACAGGAACTGTTCTTGCTGCTAATGCTATTCGCAGAACTGCACCAAAAGAAGTTGCAACTCTTCTCCTTGATGAGAATGGTCAACTAGCACACTTCCCAACAGGAACAAGTCTCATCTTCATTGATGACACTGAAGCTGCTCTAGATGAGAACAAGGTTCGTGGTCTCAAGTGGCCAGGTTGGTGGGCATATAGAACCTACACAGATGGCGATGGCAATACTCGCCACAAGGCAGAGTGCCTAGCATTCGCTAATCAGACTGCTGCTAATGCTGGTGACTATGGAACTGCTCAAGGTGGAACAGAAGATAATCCTGCTGCTGATGTAGTGTCTGCAGTTACTATCACTGGTCAACCTGCTGCAGTAACTGGTGCTGCTACTCCTTTCACTGGAACATTTGCAGTTACTACTTCTACAACTGGAACACCTGGAACTCTGATCTATCAGTGGCAGTATCAAACTGCTTCGCAGACAACTAAGTGGACTAATCTCACTGATACTGGGGTATACTCTGGATCTACAACTGATACTCTTACGCTTACTGCTGCTGCTAAAGCAACCTATGATGGTTATAAGTATCGCGTGAAGATTACATCTGCTGGTGGTACTGAAGAGGTTATCTCGAATTCTGCTTCAATTACCTATGCATGATGATGTATGATTTTCAATGAATTGACTCCAGACAACTGGTTGTTATTTGCAATTAAAAACTATAACAACCCGTTGTCTGTTACATATGATGACTTTGAAGAAGACCTTCAAAAGTTCAAATATATAAAAAGATTATTGAGACGTTATGAAACCACTGGTGAGTTGAAACATCATTTGATTCTCAATCATATTATAACGCTATATAATGTATTCAATGACGCAGCAACGCTGCTTCTATTCTATAAAATAGAATCGCAATACTGGTCAATCTTAAAAGCTTTTATGGTATTTTTAGATAGATTGCCAGAAAATGTAGATACAACAGATGTAGACGAACAATGTCTGAAACTTCTCAAACTACTGTGAATGAAATGATGGCAGGTGATGGATCGTCACTAGCACTTCCTCCTGCCTTTGTCTTTGTTAACACAGCAAAGAAAAAGAAAAACTTGAAAAAGACCAAAGACGAAAAGATTGATGGTCGCAAGAAGAGTGCTAAAAAACTAATCCAACGAGTTATGACCAGGAGGAAAACTAAAATGTCTGAAGAGAATATGGAAATTATTTCGGAAGCAACATCCGAAACTGAAAAGGCACAGAAGCAGATCAAAGCTTCTAAGCAGATGAGAGCAAAAAAAGAGTTGCAACGCAAGCGTTCTGATGCTAAAGCACAAGCTCAGGATAAAGGAAATGAAATGAATACTTTGCTTCGTGCTCGTATGGCAGACTTTAAAAAGAAAGCAGCACAAAAGCAACAAAAAGCAGCTAAGCAAGTAACTCAAAAGAACTCTTTTGAACCAGAAGGTAATGTAATTTCGGAGAATGGTGAAATGATTGCTCAACCTAGAACTGGTTCGGCGGGTGGTGTAGATGTATTCACCACTGCTCTCAAAGTTGCTGAAGAAGGAACTGGGTGGGGTAGAGATCCTGAAACATCATTTGCTAATCTTGTATTTAACGATGGCACCTCTGGTAGAATCGGCGTCTTTGATGCAAAGAGAATTCTAGCTGCATACGAAAGTCTATCACCAGAGAACAGAGATAAGTTCCGTGTCATGTTAAACATGAGTGCTTCATCTTATCAGAAAGCTCTTGACTTCGCAGTTCGCAACGTCTGATAAGGGGAGTCATGTTTGGATTTGGTAGAGACCTAGATGTATTAGAAGCGAAGTTTCAAATATACGAAGATCTCTCTAAAGAGATGCTTGACAAACTTGAGAGAGCAGTAGACAAAATAAGTGAGAGCAATCAGAATGTTGCTCTCATTTTGGAGCGCCATGAGAATAGACTAGAACAGAATGACCGAAATGATAATGCTATTTTGGAATTAATTAAAGATGTCAAAGAACGTATTGAAAAACTTGAAGGCAGAGTAAATGATCTTGCTACGTTCAGGTGGATTAGTGTTGGCATTGGAACAGCAGCACTTGTAATTATTGGGTCTGCTAGCTTCTTTGGCAACCTCTTGACAGTCGGAAACAACGGTGCTACTATGGGAGGAGCAACGACCACCCATACAAAATGAACTATATTGACACCAAATATATTGGTTTGGTCTCTTCACAACTCCTCAAGTTTACTGAAAAAAAGAAAGGAACTTACAACTTTCGTTGCCCATATTGCGGCGACTCAGAGAAAAAGCAGAATAAAGCACGAGGATATCTCTTCACTATGAGAGATAGTTTTGTCTTCAAGTGTCATAATTGTGGCGTTACTCGTAACTTCTCTCAGTTTCTGAAAGATCAAAACGCCATGCTCCATGATGAGTATGTGCTTGAGCGTTATAAGGAAGGTATGACAGGTAAGAACTATCAAGTAAAGACGCCTGACTTCAAACCATTTGTCACTAAACCAGTGTTCAAGAAGAACATTTTTAATGAACTTCCAAGTATCGAATCCCTAAATACTACACACCCAGCAAAGCAATATCTGCTCAACCGAAAGATACCAGAGAACTTTTTCTCAAACTTCTACTACGCAGAGGATTTCAACGCTTGGGAGAATAATAAAAATACAATTAAAGAACCACGAATTATACTCCCACTAATCTCGGAAGATGGAAATGTATTCGGATATCAAGCGAGATCTCTTAACAAGAATGCAACTCTTCGCTATATCACTACCATCTTGGATAAGCAATATCCTAAATTATTTGGACTTGATCGTATAAACAAACATGAAAACATTTATATCACCGAAGGACCGTTTGACTCACTCTTCTTATTTAACTCGCTTGCTATGTGTGGAGCTGATGTTAGTCTTGGTGACTGGGGGATTAACAATCCTACTTGGATATACGATAACGAGCCAAGGAACAAACAAATCGTCGAGCGTATTAACAAAACCATACAGCACGGAAATCAAGTAGTTATTTGGCCAGATAGTATTAAAGAAAAAGATATCAATGATATGTTTCTGGCTGGTCATAACGTGCAATCTGTGGTAGAATGTAATACCTATTCTGGTTTAGAAGCACAAGTAAAATTTAACCTCTGGAAGAAAATATGAGTAACGGCATCAAAGTTAAAAAGCGTGATGGATCTACAGAATCTCTTAACCTTGATAAGATTCATACAATGGTAGAATGTGCCTGTGGTGGTCTCGCAGGCGTGTCGCCATCACAAGTAGAAATTCAATCTGGAATTCAGTTCTACGATGGCATCACTACAAACGAAATTCAAGAAATTCTTATCAGGTCAGCTAGTGACCTCATTGAGCTTGACGCTCCAAATTATCAGTATGTTGCTGCTCGTCTTCTCTTGTTCGGTCTATATAAGCAAGTCTTTGGACCTACTTGGAAGCACGGGTTCCCCACGGTAGGTGAGCATCTTACCAAAGGTATCCTAAAAGGCATTTACGACAAAGAGCTTGCTGGTAAGTATACTGATGAAGAGTGGGATAAAATTAATAGTTTTATTGATCATGACCGTGACTATCTTTTCACCTATGCTGGTCTTCGCCAGGTGGTAGATAAATATTTGGTGCAAGATAGAAGCAGTGGAAGTGTCTTTGAGACACCACAGTATGCATACATGCTGGTTGCTGCAACTATCTTTGCAGAGTATCCCCAAGTAAATCGTCTATCTTATGTCAAGCGATACTACGACGCAATCAGCAAGCACAAAATCAACGTGCCAACTCCCATCCTTGCAGGAGTTAGGACGCCTCTGCGACAGTTCGCTAGTTGTGTGCTGGTTGATTCTGATGACACCCTTGATAGCATCTTCAGTA